TACTTTTTCGCCTTCGCCTACAATTTGAGCGTTTCCTTCTAAATTAAATACAAAATATTCTTTACCTTCTTGTGGCACTGGATCTTGTTTTGAAACTTTAGCTAATACTGATTTACCTTTTACCTTTGAGAACAATTCTTTTACTAATTGAGGCGGATATAATGTGCCTGCTTCTAATGCTGTTTTATCTGTCATATTTATTTCCTCTTTTCTTTTTGTTTTATAGATTTAATTGTCGTAGCACTTGTCGTGCTGCTGCTGTGCTTGAATCAACTTCTGGCTCATTTGATTTCATTGGAGCGATTACTTGTTTTGGTTTAACAAATGCAGAAAATCGTTCTGCATCGGCTTGCAAGCTCTCTTCATCGCTTCCTTGAAGTCGTTCGGCTAAGTCGTAAGGCAATCCATTGCGAACAGCAATTTGAGTCTTAAGCTGTGATGCCTTGTATCCGTCTGAGACTTTCTGCAGCTCCGCGAATTCTGCCTCTTTAGCGCTAATAAGGCTATCTTTCTCGATGAGCAGCTGATTATTTGCCTCGATTGTTGAAAGCAGTCCAGCTCTTTCTTCTTCCAATTCCTTCACACGATTTTCAAGCTCTTCATTCTTAGCTTGTGCGCGTTTCACTCGCTCACTAACAATCTTGTTAAGCTCTTCTTGTGTAAATGTTGTATTTTCAGACATATAATGTCTCCTTTCCCTCATTTAACCTGTGAGTGCAGTAGTTTTTTTTATTAAAAAAAGCCGCTATAAAAATAGCCGCTTTTAGTTTAATAACTGATTTTTTGAACGCGCTTAGGCTTAGCCGTAGCGCAGGCCCAGTGTGATAATAGCGCACTGTCCATTAAGCTAATGTCCACATCATCGAAGTGTGAACGATATCCGAATCCGCCTTGTGAGCCAATGTTTCGCTTGTCGCAGTTTGTTACAACTTTTGACAGAGAAGGCTGCCCAGAATGGCAAATTGTCTTCTGGTAAATGCCTTGCTCCCACATCGCATTAGCTACAATAATCTCTTTAACAGTTGGCAGAATAACATTCTTAATTCCGTACTCTCTTAATTCGTCATAGAGCACTTTTTGCCCAGAAGCTCCATCGATAACAATTTGAGCAACGTTTGCTTTTTTAAGAAATGACACAATCCAGTCATTTCCATTTCGTACTGATTGACAATCTACAGCCTCAGTAAATATATCTCCATAGTCAGTTTTAACAGATATACTCAATGCAACGTTTGTGCCATCTTGTCCATACTTAATTCCAGCGAATAGCTGCCCTTTAAATTTAGGCATTTCTTCAATTCTCAATGCTTCCCATTCTGTCTCTGAGATAGCTGATTTCTGATTATATTTAGGCCAGTAGCCAAGCCGCTGCACGTTATGATCGAGCTTATCGTCACCAAGCTCCGCCTCAATTTTCCGTTCGTCTAAGTGATATCCCATTGATGGGTTTGATTGATACCAGGCTTCTACATCGTTAATATCTCGCTCTTCTGGAACTGACCACTCCGCCCATCCAGAATACTTAGCTCTACCAAATAGGCATGCTTCCCTAAATTTAGAGAATACCGTTCCGCTAGATACAGGAGTTGGAGGTGTTCCACATAGAATAGTGATAGGATTGTTACTATCTGTGACTGTATATTTAAGAGCTGATTCTTGCTCTGTGGTGTACTCTTGCGCTTCATCGATAACTAAGATATCGAATCCTTCACCGAGTCCTCCGTTCGATGTTCTCGTTCTGAACTGGATAACTCCTCCAGTAGCGTACAGCTCGATACGTTCTTGACCTTTAGCTCGAATAGAGTTGAAGTCTTCTCCATCCACATAACCCATTTTTTCAAGATACTTTTTCATCTTTTCGAATGATGAATGCGATGTGCTGATTCTGTGTGCCGTATGCAGGATGTTCAATCCTTTATGCAGCGCCCACAATTCTACGATGTAGAGAATCTCAGACTTTCCGTTTCGCCGTGGAATTGAATATCCGAATTTTTGATGAACCCACAGTCCTTTTTTATCCAAAGCCATAACAGGCTCCAGAAGCTTTTTCTGCCATGTATAGCATGACAGTCCTGTCTTCTCGTATATCTCAATGGCTTCATTAGCTAGAGAACGCTTTTTGACAAATGGCAAGAGGACAGCTTGTGTAGGAATTTGATTCCCATATTTCTTCCTAGCCACTCAATCATCCTTTCTATTTTCCAGCCTTTTTAGCAGCAGCTTTGTCTTTTAATTCAAGATATGCTGCGCTCTTTTGATTTTTTTGATTTACAAAATCTTGTAATGAGATGTTATTCATTGCTGCTCGTCCAAGCCTCTTAACCATGGCTTGATATTCTCGTCTGTCTTCGGATGCCAGATTATCTGCCACATCACTCTCACGTTGCTTATTAAATGCAGCACGCGTATTAACCTCATTACTCCACTTCTTAGACCAGGCATTCTGCTTCTTGCCATCGCCTGGATGATAATCAATAGTGCATGTACATCTATCGTGCCTTTTAAACACATCTCTACTAACTCCAGGATAGTGATACACTCCAGCGATTCTGTCGCACCACTCGCAGCAATTTCCATCCGTGCTGCGGATGATTTTCGGCTGCAGTCCAGCATTGTAATGAAAGTCAGCATTAACTTGAATATGCTTATCTACTACATTTTTACTGAAATTCACTACTGGTTCGCCTAGAATCCATGAAACATCATCAAATGTATTCTCGTAAGCTATGCGATTGATTATGCTGTCTATTCTTGCTTGATTAATAGGAGCTTGAATCGACTTCAATCCAATTCCAGCTTTTTTATTAAGCTCTTCTTGCACTCTCATAGCATAAGAACTAACCATCCTGTGGTTAGTTCCTAGTACATCGTTTAAGATACGCTCTGCAATGTTGTAATACATTTTTCCGTCTGGCAGCACAGCACTACTAATGTTCTGCTGTAGAGCCTCTGAGATTAATCTTCCGAGCGATACGGCAAATTCGTGCGCATCGATGAAGTTAGCTTTGCCATTTGTTAATAGAAGCAGCAATCTCTTTAATTCTGGATTATTCTCAGCAGCTTCAAAGAAATCTTTTTGAATTTTTTCAAGCAGTCCTGGAACAATATCATCCATTCATATCAGCTCCTTTCACATTTATTGCTAACACATCTTTATTCAGCAGTTTTATCTTCAATTTTAGTTTTATTCAACATTTCTGTTGCTTCTGCCTCGCTCATTCCTGTTGACATAAGCAGCGTGATTCCATTTTCTTTAGAAAGTACACCTTTCTGGTAATTACTGAGCAGTGAAGTTATCTCATAAGTTGAGATAATTCTATTTTTCTGTTTATCAGCTCCATTATCACTAACTGCCGTTTTTGGCTCTATTACCTCTTGTGCAGGTTTAACATCCATATTTCCTTTAATTCCGCTCAAATCGTAGATAATATCTGGAGTCAAGAAGTTAGGCATTGCTTGATTAAATTTAGAAACGGCATCACCTAATAGAGATAGTGCCGACACATCCGCTTCAAACAACGGTTCCCACTTAAGTACGGTATTAGAGAATTCTTTTCTTAAATAGCGTACTTCATCGCGTAGACATACAGATACATACGCTACATTAAGAAGTCCAGAGCCTAGAGAACGCTGTGCAGCCTTTCCTGCGAGTCTTAAGTTCTCATGGCTTGCCTTAATAGCTTCAACGCTTGAAGGATTGTCAGACACGAAGCCTAAATCATCAAGTGTTAATCCAGTTTCACCAGCGAATCCAGCAGCAGCCATCTTGAGCTGCTCGACAAATGGAGTCATGCTTGCTGCACTGAACTGCCCTACAGTTGGCTTGTCTCTGTCATCATCCTTAGTAAACATAATGAAGCTTGAAATAGTGGCTTTCCAGCTTTCCATCGGCTGCGCATCCTGGCTAACTCCAAGCACGTATTTCTGAGGGAATGAATAGAACTCAGCAGTTACCTCTGAGCGCTCAATAGTGCGCTGCGCTGTCTTCTGATAATCAATCCCAGAGCGAGTGATACGTGAACGGCCAAATGGTCTGGAAGCGTCTGGTCTGTGAATCACTGGTACTAGCAACGGAATTCCAGTAGGATTTTCAATCGAGTAAGGCTCTCCACTCTTTGGATAGAATATTGTTTCTTCTGGAGTGAAATACGCTTCTAATGTAGGAGTGTTGTTTTCTCCTCTCTTTAGCACTGCATAGCCTTCTGTTAGCAAGTTAGTGATTGGATCTAGAACACCAGTCGCATTACTTGCCTCAATGACTTGCAAGCGCGGCATTCCTTCTTCATCCTTCGATACATAAACGAAGCAGCATGAACCAATCAACGCAGATAGGATTGCTGAATCAAAGAAGATATCTGGATTGTTAAATCGGAATATCTCATTAGCGTTAAAATTGTCGTTTGCAAATTCTCTGAACACTAATCTATCAGCGAGACTGTCCACTGCTTTTGTAGTCCAGCCAAGTACTGTCTTGTATTTATCTCTAATCTGTGCTGGAATCGTAATCCCATCCGAATTGTCAACTTTTTGCATTGAATAGTAGTCATATCGCATTAATACTCTGCTGCGATATAGATCCAGCTTCTTCTGCAGATATGCTTTCCCTTTTAGTTCCATTTTTTTCTCCTTTTCGTGTTTTTGGCGCGAGAAAATATGTACAGTGACTGCGTGAAGGTCGCGAGAGCTGCAGGGTAGGTACCCTCCCCCCTCTAGTCTGGAACGTAATTTGTCCAATCTTTAGTTTGTGGCAAATTTCGGTTCCCTACGGTTTGTTTGATTTCTCGTGCTTGATTGAATAATTTATCTGATTTCTCTCTATTACATGTCCAGTGAGCAAGCTGCAGGTTGGCTATGTCACTTGGATGTCCTCCCTTGTTTATCGGAATAATGTGGTCAATCACTGGTGATAGTGGATGCGGATGCTTCAATCTTGTATCGACAGGCTTTCCGCAAATTCCACAGATATTCTGAGTTTTCAGTATTATCTTCTTATTTTTCTCGTACGCGACTCTATGGGGGCCAATTCTATCTGGACGGACCATTTCAAATGCCATCTCCTTTCTTTTGAGGGTAGGGGGGTATTTTTTATTGTATA